CCCCGTTGATGTCTAAGTTCTGTGCTGCACCTGGAGTCAACTCCAATGTTGCGTCAAATTTTTTCGTCACACCATTATATACTAGCACCATCCCATTTTGAGGATTGACTACGTTAACGTCACTTAATTCTGATAATGATAGAGTTGCAGCACCTGCGAGTGAAGAAATCACTTTAGTCGCATTTTGTTGCCCTACTCTGACTTTGATATCTGCCATCTATAAAATTAGCAATTCAGATCTAAAAAGTATTTATATTTACTAAGACGTTATCTTTGAAGCAAGTTCTTTTAACAAAGATTTTAACTCTGCAAGTTCACGTTTCACTTCATCCATCTCTGCTTTTTTATCTGAATTAGTAAGTTTATTATTCATGTAATTTTCATATGCTATCGTATCTGTATTTACGATAGCATTAGTTTCCTCATCACGGAATAAACTTTTATGTCCTTCTACTGGTATCATTATGCTAGTGCGATTGCTCTAAAGTCTCTAAATCGAGGAGTCTCTGACTCATTAGTTGTTGTCATCACAATCTTGATTGCAAAACCACTAAATTGTTCTAATTCATCAACAGAGAACTGATAATCTGAGAATTCATCATCAGCGTTAGGTGCTACAGATGCATCAGGTCTTCCATCATTATTCGCTACATCAATTATCTCATCACCAAAACCATCACCATCTGTATCTTTCATATTTCTGAAACCAGGAAATGGTCTGAATGTTGTACCGATTTCTGTTGAGTCAGCAGTTAACAAACGATAGAATACTCTAAAGTCTGCTTCAGGTGGTCGATTGGCAGAAACAACAACTTTCAATGATGTTGCTGGTTGAGTCAAGTGAGTCATTTCAGTAACAAATCTTGAACCATGAGGATCGCTCTCTATTGAATTTGTACGACTATCTGTTGCATAATTAGATACAGGATTATTAATCTTGTTTCTACCATAAACAAAGGTTGCATTTTTAACATCTAATACAGGTGAGAGGTTTTCATCCGCAGTAGTCATATCAACACTTAATTCTATTGATTTACTCTTAGGGAAGAAAGTAAGTTTTTCTTCATTAATCTTAGAAGTAATCAATCTAGGTGTTGGGAAGAATGTTGTTTCCCCTAAAGTTGTTGGTTGTACACCTTGATCTAGGAATGATATTTCAGTGCCATCTGCACTTGTTCCGCTTATAGTTCTTACACGAGCATCTACTTCTGTAGTTGTACCAGGTGTAATAAAGTTAATATTTGGTGCCAGTGAACTATATTGATGATTTTGTGATATTTTCACTGTGTTGCCACCTAATGCTCTTTCATCTGTAAAACATAGTAATGAATTACCAGTTCTTTGACTCAGTGGATCTAAACTAGTTCTGTCTACTTCAAGATAATAGTTGTCAACGTTTATTTCATCTACGAGTGTTGGATTCGTAGGAATTGTAAAGACTGTATTAATACCAGCGAGAGAAACACCATTTGATTCATATGTTTGAATGCTTGCACCTTCATCATGTGGAAGAGCAGTGGTATTCAATACACCTCTAGTTAAAGTAAGTTGACCTGTACCCAAAACATAAGATACAACTTCTTCTTCAATTAATGCTTCTCCTCTATCAGTAGATATTCCTTGATATCTAGCAAATGGAGCAGTGTTTGCAAGTGAGACAGTCGTGCTTTCTGCTGTTAGTGCACTTGTTGAAGGAACAATAACTGTATCAGGTTTTATATTCCTAATATCAACCTTGTTTGTAGCACCATGATGTGCGTGGTTGTATTGTGTAACCTCAAACACATTACCAGCAAATAAATCACCATTTTGTGTTGAATCACCATTTACAGTAACATTAGTAGCGACTGTTCTAGTATCATTATTTGCACCATATTGAACAAGTGTTTCACCATTTGTAAACTTATCGCCTTGAACATCAGTCAAATAAAGTGTGTCGAATGAAGTTGAGATTGCATTAACAGAGAATTTTAATCCACCACCTCTAGTTACCTTTGTACTGCTATTATCAACAGTTAAAACATCACCAACCTGATAACCAGAACCTGTACCATTAATTGCTACAGCAGTAACAACCTCATTGGATACTGTAATATTTACTGTACATCCAGTACCACTTCCAGTCAAAGAGACTGTAGGCACTGCAGTTGTACTACTAAATGAATATCCAACTCCACCTGTTACAACTTCACCAGCACCAACTATAGATCCACCCTGACCTTCAATAATACCTGTGATACTTTGATCCTCTGGTAAATTAGCAGCACCAGTACTTACCTTTCTACCAAGTGGGAATACAGCATTTGTTCTTGTACCAGAACCTGTAATTGCTACCTTAAGTTTTCGAGGTAATGTACGTAGTGGGTTTGTAGGTAATATTTGACAATTTCTATTGCCAGGTTCAATAGGTGTATTATAAAATCTAACATTACCAGAATTAACAAATTTTGCTTTACGAAGTTTAAATGTTAAATCTTGGTTTTGGCTTGGTGTCCAAATCGTACCATTCTGTGATTTAAATAAACTACCACCAATATATTGCTTGGAAACAATAACGTTCTGAACATCAGGTAGTTGAGTTGTCTTAATTGACTTCTGACCCATTGTAGATACCCACATCTCATATTTGTCAGATTGTGGACATAAGAATATTAATGCATACTCCTCATCTGGTGGTAAAAATACTGGAGATGGGAACCTTATAGTTGTAGGCACTGACGCATCACCCGAAATATTAATGTCTTTAGGATCTAAGACAACCTCAGTAAAATCTTGAACTAAGTTAATTGTTGGAATACCTAACTCAACAGTAGCTAATTGAACTGTTAATTTAGCAGTTTCATCTTTTGCAGCAAAGTAAACATCAAATGATGTTAAAAATGCTCCTGTTCCATCTACTGTGAATGATTGTGCTAGAGGGTCTTTCCTTCCTCTTCTCCTTCTTCTCCTCCAATTTCTACGTCTTCTTCTACCACGAACATTTAATCGTACTAATTGCTCACTTCTAGTAACTTCGTCAGCAGTCCTTACCTCTACTTCATTTTCTCTTTGTGGAGGACGGGGTGGATTTCTTACTTGAACAACGTTATTTTGTTGTGTTAAAACTGTACCAGTTCCTAGATAAGTCCCTGAAGCACTACTTGATAATGCAGCACTGCCAGGTATAGGTATTGAACCATCAGCGTTTGATGTAACTCTAAATGTTTTTGTACCAACTGTGAATAAATTTGGTGGTTTTGGAGTTACATTAGCATTTCTAAAGAAGAATGCACCTATGAGATCACCCCAGTTATCAGAGTTAAGATCAACACTTGTTACTGTTGCAACAGCACCACTTGTCTGACCAGTTAATTTTGCTCCTCTTACGATATATCCAGAATATTTTTCTAAGTTTGCTAGTCCAGTTACATCAACGTTAAAGAGTCTTGATGTAGCAGAATAAGTTGCTGATGGTGCTGGTCTTGCACGGTCATATGGATCAACTGTATATTTTTCAACATTAACAGCAGGTGATCCTAATCCTGCTTGGAATTCTGGTCTTGACTCATCACCAACCTTATGATTTGGTTCTTGAGATCGAATTAAAGCAATTTGAGTTCCATTCAATTCAACTTTAACATCCTCTAATATACTAAAGGTACCAGATGACATTTCAATTTCAACTAATTTTGGTACAATATCAGGAACACCACTATCTAAGAAATGATAATGTCTTGTAAATGGTTTTAATCCACTTGCTTGGAAGTAAACATTTCGAGACCTCATGAATTGGTCAACGTTTCTTCCAGTTATTTTTGTACTTTCAACATAATCTCTCTCTTCTGAAGGTCCGACTAATGTGTTAGTAAAACTTCTTTCAATTCTTCTTGTAACTCTTGTTCTTGTTTCTGTAACTCTTACTTGATGTAATCTTGGACCATGGAAGTGACCTCTTCTTCGACTTCTCATTTGGAACATGAATTGCAAGAAGTTCATTCCACGAGGTATTCCTCTTCTATTTTCTAAACGAGAATGTGTATGAGATCTTCCTCTGACTGCTGTATTTGAAACAACGTTTGATGTTTCTACCCATCTTGCACCTGTTGATTCAGTTCTAACGTTATTAACATAAACTGTTCTTGTCCAGTTATCAGATGGAGGGTCAAGTTTTATCGAACCAGAAAATGCGATAACATTAAATGGGTTTACGTTTTCAACTCCAGTTGCTTGTGGGTTTTCAATCCAATCAACTTCTTCATAATCTAAGGTAACAAAATCTCCAGTTTTCTTACAATTAGGGTCTAGTAATCTTAAATTAGAACTTAAATCTGCAGTTTCAACGTTAATAGATGGATCTAAAGCTAGTTCTGGATTCATCGACCAAAAATCAATCGCACTAATTAACTCTTTTTGTTGAGTGTCAATATCACATCTTGAACCACTATCGGGTGTAAAATCAATAAAATCTCTATTTTTAAAGTCGTTGACAACAAAACCACTTTTAAATCTATTCAATCCATCTTTATCTTTAACTTGGAAAGAATTTGTATCTAATTCAAGTGCACTTAGTGATGTAATTTGCTCAAGATTTTCTATTCTCTTTTCAAGATTTGCAATATCACGCATGGTAAACCTGCGATTATCACGCATTCTAATCTCAGGTTCTTGTTTAGGATTATACAAATATGGTGGTAAAATAATCGTCGCTATCTCCATAGCACTTGTATTACTTGATGGAGGCACAGGACTTTCTGCTGATACACCCTGTATTACTGTTACTGTTTCATCTTTATCAATAACCAACTTATCAATTCTACCAAGATAATAACTAAATCCAACTAAAGAACTCTCGTTTGGTGCGATAACAAACGGTGTGTTTGATTCAAAGGTACGACTACCAAAAGCAAATGGTGATTTGCCTGTTCCGTCTGGTACAAACTTGCTAACTCTAGGTCTAAAGTCAAGAATGTCTGCTGCTGATGATTCTCCTATTATTGGTATATCGTTAGTGTATCTCTCTTGACCATATGAGTTGACTGTAAATATATCGCCAGCATTTCCACTTGCAACTTGATATTGATCAAAAATAATTAATAATCGTTTTGAAGGTATTGCAGAACCTTGATTCCTCATGATTGATGAGTAATCACAATATTGTTCTTTATGTCCATCTTCTAAAGCATAATTTTCAGTTCTATCAATGTAATTACCAATTTCTACTCCTTGTATAACTGACTCGATTGCAGATTCTTTAAAGTTAACAACTTCTCCTATTTGGAACTTACTATCATTAAGATAAACAAATGTTACATCATTTGCATTACGATCTACTAGTTGACCTATTGCTCTACTATCTTTTCCAACAATTAGTTCACCAACTATTGCGTTTGTATTCAAATCTAATCCAGCAACAAATTTTAATTTATCTAATACAGGAGTATTAGTGTCTTTTGATTCAAGAACTGCTACTATTCTAACAACATCTGGAACATTTAATGATATATCAGCATCTTCAACCCTTAATCCATATGCAGCACTTGGTTCTAATAAACTTGATAATGTGGAAACTCCAACTGTTCTAGTAACCTCAACTTTTTGACTCCTTACAAAATCTTTTGTTTTACTTGTAAGACCAAGTTTTTTAAGGGTTACATTTACAACAGCACTTCCGCTTGTTTCTTTTAAACCACTGAAAGTAATTAAATTTCCATTATTTGTTATTTCTACTTGATCATCAGTTAAAGGTTCTGTTGTTCCATCCGAATAATGGATTGAATATCTTTCTGCATCAAATGGTTCAAAAAATACGCTTGTAATACCAACGGAAGTTGTTAATCCTACTGAAGAAGCAAACTGAATAGTATTGTTACTTACGTTCGCTGGTCCGCCAGTAATTTGTTTATTAATTATTAAATTTGAATCCGCAAGATTTACATTTGAAATATTTTCTTTTGGTAATGTTGCATATATTCCAGCTCCATCAAGATTTTGTACTATAGGTGTTACAAGTCTAAATGGAGATGATGTAGATATACCTGAAGCAAGAACCTCACCTCTATTCACACCAGTATGAACACCAACAGCAGCTAAAGTAAGTGTTTTACCATCTGTTGAAATGTCAGTAATTTTATTATAAACTATATCTTCAAAATCACCTCTTTGATATGCAATTATTGCATCTGTATGAATACCAACCTTTGCTGCAAAATTACGGTTGTTAACTGTCGCAGTATTACCTGTTATGTTTAATTGGTCAGTTAATGAAAATCCTGATATTGTTTTTTCATATAAAACTGTATCTGCACTAAAATTAGATAGTAGTTCAGCGTTCAACCCATCTGAATCTTGAAAAACTGATTTTATATCATCAACTGTGTATGCAACAATATCTTTAATTGAAACATCTGCAACCACTGTTCTTTCATTTATAACTAACTGCTCACCTTTTATAAAGGTACCTGTTGTCTCTGATACTGCTATTTCATTTACACCTGTTGAACCAGCATCCATTGCAGCATAACCAATAGCTCCACTCGCTTTACCTCTAACTCTAGAACCTTTGATAACATCTCCATTAGTAAATGTATTGCATTTTAAAATTGTAAATGTTTGAATATCATACAAATACAAATCAAATTGAGTATTTGAACCACTATATGATGCATCAGTTACGTTATATGAATATACTCTTGCCTCACCTATTCGACTACTAGCAATTTCTTCATTGATAGCTGGACTATTACTTCCACTGATTTTACGTGATTTACTCAATCTAATTACATTCGCAGTTCCACCACCAATGTTTATAAAAGGTGTTCCCTGTGCATTATTAACACGAAGTAAACTTCCCATCTCAAATGGGATAGATGCAAGATTTACTGTTTCAGTATCTCTTGGTTTATCAACATCAAGCACAGTTGTGCCTGGTAAATCAATATCAAATCCTTTGACGTATGCACGACCTGGTGATAATTTTACACAGAATATA